GGCTGGCTTGTTTGTGATGCCGGTTTCACGTTCGAGTCGAGCGATGTCAGCCTGCAACTGCGCACGCTGCTGATCACTGTGCTTACTCATTGGACTCCCCCATTCCTCACGGCGCCGGGTACACCGAACGGATCTCGGCCAACGTCCCCTCGGCCTGCGGGAACCACTGCAACAACTGCGAGGACACCTCGGCCTTGTCGTCGAACGGCACACCCGCGGCCTTGAGCTGCGTGAACGCGGCGAAGTCCGCCACGTGACGCCGCGACGTGCCGGTCAGCAACCAGATCCTGGTCGGGTCGGTGCCGGCCTGCTTAACAAGGATCATGTCGGTGGCCTTTCGGAGAAGGTCGAGCGGCGGAGGCGGTTCGGGTGCGGGCGGTGGCGGGACGACCACACTGCCGCCGCCGTAGACGGGATGGTTCACCAGCTGGTAGTCCAGCGCGTCCTCGAGCCTGGAGTAGCGGAACCCGCCCGGGTCCCAGTGGTCGTTGCCGGAGGCGTGGACGTGACCGAGGATGCCCCGGTAGGCGTCGAACTGCGGGCCGGACAGCCGCACGTCGTTGTAGTAGGTCTTGCGGCCCTCCCGCCACGTCACGGACGACTGCAGCGGCAGGCTCCAGTCGCGGTGACATTGCAGGATCATCGCTGCGATGTCCCGCAGATGGCTGGCGGTCAGATCCCCGACCCAGATCCCGCCCCGCTCCACAGCCAAGCGATAGTCGCTGTAGCAGATGATCTCCAGTTGGAACACGTTGTCGCGGTTCTCCCGCACCGCCGTGGACGACGGGTCGCGCAGCGCCCGCGACGAGCGGTTGATGCCGAAGTGCTGGCGTATCTGCCGGAACTTCGGGTAGTAGGTGGCGTTCGGCGCCGACGCACCGGCGCTGTAGCCGGGCCAGCCGCCGGTCTCGGTGGTGTGGATCAGGAACTTGTCGACCCGCGGGAACGTCGTGCCGGAGTAGTTGTCGGCGTACCACTGGGCGGTGATGTTGGCGCCGCGCAGGTAGATGCTCGGCATCAGCCGTCCTCCGGCACCGTCGGGTGCGACTCTTCCTCGAGCTCACTGTCGTCGACCGGCTCGTTCGGGCCGTCGGTCTCGGCCGGCGGTGGAACATCGGTGTACGGGTCGCGTTCGTCAGACATGGCTTCCCCTCATCTCTAGGTTTGACATTGCTCACCGTCACAAGCCGGCGCAGATGATCGCCTAGCGTGTGAAGTCCACGTACAGATATGAGGGGAAGGTGGCGCCGGCTTCTACGAGAAGGGTGCCGGTACCGGATGCCCGGTGCATGGTGGCGACGAACGTCTTGTCCTCGGTGGCGTCGGCGGTGTACTCGGCCTCTAGAGCCCAGTGGAATACGGCCCCTCCGGCAGCGATGTTGACCCGCCGCACGGTGAGTTGTGTCCCGGTCAGGTTGTCCTCGCGGATGCGGCCGTTGGCGGTGTCTGCGGCGACGCTGCTCCTGATCCCTGCGGCCAGCACCACCTTGTAGATGCGTCCGATGACCACCGGCGCTATTACGGTCATGACGACGGTCTCAGTGGTGGTGATTCCGGCACTATTGGAGGTCTCAATGGTGGTTGCGATCCGCTCGCCGGGCACCCGTCCGGCGATGATGGTCTCACCCGCTGCAACCATAGTGTTCTCCTAGAGCGCGTATCGGGCTTTGGTCCACAGCGACACCGGAGTGCCGGCGGGGATGGTCTTGACGACCCCGTTCACCGGGGCCTGAGTGATGGTGAACGTCTGCGGCGAGCTCGACCCCGATATTGCGGTGACGGTGAGCCGGACACCGCCGCACTCAATGTCGAACGGCACCTCGTCCCCGTCCGTCGTCCACAGCGGTTCGATGTCCACGTCGACGCTCATGCTGGTGTCGGTGCCCGCGTCGAAATCGGCCGTCAGCGACGACCCCGCCGTGTCGTAGCGGTAGGTGCCGCCCTCGGCGGCCTCGTACTCGGCGACCTGGAAGGGCGAGTAGGGCGAGACGTTGATCTCAATGTCGTGGAGGAAGTTGCTCAACCGTTCCCGGAATCCCTGCGCTATCTGGCTGACCAGGTTGTGATTGACCCAGTCCGGCAGGTTGTCGATGTCGACCCGGTCGCCGAGATCCACGGCATGGGCCGCGGCGATCAGCGCGGCATCGGCGGCGAAGGACGGGCGGTGAAGATGCAGCGCCAGCCGGGGGTAACGGGCCTCGTCCACCGTGCCCAGTGCGAGCCGCCACGCCGCCTGGTTGGCCAGGAACCCATCGGCGACGACATTCACATCGTCAGTCGTGTCGTAGGTGCCGATCCCGTCCGGCGGTGCCTGCACCGACAGCGCCCCGGCCTCGAGTACGGCGCGGGAGCTGCTGCCGCCCGGCCGCTTCACGGTCACGTCGTTACGCACCAGTTGGTCATCGTCGACCGGCTCGGGGATCTGGCTGAAAACACCGTCTGTATAATCGAGCGCCAGCGCCGGGGTCTGGTTGGTCATGCTGGTGCGGGTGCGGTACGCCAGACCCAACGTGTCCCGCGGCTCGTACAGCACGCCGAGGTCCGTCCCGGCGCACTCCTGGAGCAGTGCCAGGAACGTGGCCATAGCTTGCGGCCCCATCACCGCCGTGTCATCCAGATCGCCGACCTGGGCGAACGCCACCCCCTCTTCGCCGCATAGGCGTTTGATCCGGCGGCCGGCGGTCTCCCTCTGCCACCCGACCAGAGCGTCGTTGGTTCCGACGAGGAACCCCGTGTCGTCTGCCACCATCACATGCCCGACAGCGACATCGGTATGATTCCGGTCGCCGGTGGCCGACACCCGCAGCACCCGACCCACAGAACGGCCGGTGACGGTGTCCGCGTTGGTGGCGGTGCCGATCGTGCCGTCCGACAGGATCTTCCTGATTGTGACGAAGTAATCCGCATCGGAACCATCCTGGGTCAACCCCAGGCTCATGCTGAAACTCGAGCCGTCCAGATTTGCCGCAATGTTCCCGGAGTTGTCGATCTCGGTGCCCTCGGCGTCGTAGATGCGGACGATGTATTGGCCGCCGGACCCGGACACGTAGTCGATGACCCACAGGTTCGCCGTGCCGGTCGTCCGAACCCCCATCAGCGAACCGGTGGCGCTGCCGGCGTCCGGGATGGAGACCAGCATCCACACCAAGGTCTCGCCGGTCGGCGTGTACTTGGGGACGATGCCGTTGAAGGTGGCGTCGTTCATGGTGGGCAGCGGGGCGGAAGCGGCGAAGTCGGAGTACGAGCCGAAGTTCGGCTCACCGATTATGTTCATGGCTGGCCCGCCGGTCGCGGAGGCGACCGAGGTTGATCCTTCGTCGTCCTCGCACGGCCAGTAGGCCAGCAGCCCGGTGGGATGAAAGGGCAGACTGCCAATGTTCTGCCGGGAAGTGATCTCCCGATATAGGGCGGAGTGAAGTGGTTTCGGGCCCTGCCCCAAGCGTCGCAGGATGCCGGCGGCCTCGATCGGGACCCAAATGTCGTTGCCGGAGCGGTCCCACCGTTGCGGCCACGACGCGACCTCGCCGGTGAACCGGACGTTGGTGGGGATGATCTCGGCGTCGCCGTTGAGCGTCCACGTCCTGCCGGCCGCGTCGACGAACGACGTGTCGCCGATGTCCTGAATGGTGAAGTCGGGATCGGCGACGAGGGTGCCCGCGATGCCGGTGCGTACTTCGACCGCGTGGACCGTGCCGCTGAACAGCTCCACCGTCCCCCCGGTGATCGATCCCACTTCCAGCACGGCCGAGCTGGAGAATATTGACGTGGTGCCCGCCGTGATGACCGGGTCGCCGAGCTGAGTCCACGACCCGCCGATAGTGTCGGAGGTGTAGAAGGTGACCGTGTGGCCCGACGCCCCGTTGTCCACGTCCAGGGTGGCCCGCAACGCGATACGCCCACCGGCGTCGGCGGGTATCGCCACCGTCGAAGTGCGGAACAGGAGCACCGACCCGTTCTCGGACCACGCCAGAATCAAGAACCCGGCGCCGGACACGACCAGCCGGTAAGACCGCTGGCTGCCGGTGGTCGTGTACTTGCCCACCATCGACTGGCCGGCGCCGATGGACCAGTCGTCACACGTCACGTCCGCCCTGAGGTCGATATCCCCCGTGATGTCCAGCGAGGCGTGGTCGGGCGTGGTCACGTACCCGGCGCCGGATAGCCGCAATGCAGAATCGCCGGGCAGCCGCACCCGGATCGGGGTGTTCCGCCCGATCTTCCCGTAATACGGAGACAGCGGGTTGCGCGGCGAAAACCGACCATCCCGGTTATTCAATGTCAACGCGCACCGCGACGCCTCCACCTGCGACGCCTCGTTCGCCCGGCCGCGGGTGACCTCAATCTCGTCGCGGACATAGGTGTAGCCGGTGATATCGGTCCACACGCCGTCGATGGGTATCTCGACCACGACTGGAACTAGTGTCGTCACGATCCCAGCACCGCCTGAACCGAACCGCCCTTGACGCGGATCGACTTACGTAGCACCTCGACAAGCAGGTCGTCCAGGCGGGACCCGCCGGAACGAATCTCAACCACAGTCGCCGAACTGGGCTGTCCAGCCATGGCAGCCGGACCATGGGTCATTAGCGACTTGACGTCCTTGTTGGACACGATCAGCCCCGGCCGGTCGGGAATGAACAACTCAGGCTTATTGCTGTTCTCAGCAACCCAATACGGGTCGCCGGCCTTCACCGGGCCGCCGTGCTGGCGACCTTCCATGATCTGCCGAGTGGTGACGCCGGCCGGTAACTGAGCGTGGGCGGTGATGGTGACGGTCTTGGACTTGATCGAGTCGAGCCAGGCTTTCGCATTGATCCAGGTGTTCAAGCCCTGCGTCTTCAGGTCCAGCGTCGCCTTGTAGGTGCCGGCGAAGTCCTCAGCCTCGCCGCGAAGATCCGCGACCCGGCCGCGGATCGTCTCGGCCTGCCCGGCAGTGATCGCACCTTGAGCGACCCATTGGCGCAGCTTGCCCTCGAACGCGTCGAACGACAGGTCGCCGTTGATGGCCGCGGCCTCGGCCTTGGAGACGGCCCCAGCGAGCTTGAGAGCCGCGCTCTCGGCCTCCGGGGACTTCTCCCCGTACTCGGCCACCGACTCGGTGTAAGCCGCCTGGGCGGCGTCTACGTCCTCCAGGGCGCCGGACAGAGCCAGCACCGGGTCCGTGGAACGTGCGACCGTCTCCAGATACGCACTGAGGGTGTCGCTGGCTATCTGGGCCTGAGAGGCTTGTTCGCCAAGAGCGTCCGCCATTCCCTCGGCGGACGACTTGGCGCCGTCCATCGCGGAGGAGAACGTCTTGGCCGTCACCTCTGCCTCATCCGCCATCACCGTCATCAACGAGACGTTCTCGACGCCGAACGCTTCCCTGAAGAAATCTTGGATGACGTCATTCGACTTCTCAGCGCTCTCACCGAGCATCTCGAAGAACTCGGCACCAGTGACATTAAACTCTTTGATCTTCTCTTTAGCCTTTTCCAGTCCGGTCTGCTCGGCGAACTGATCGACCTCGTCCAAGGCTTCGACCGCGACGTTGGCGAAATCCTTAAAAGCGTCGGCGCCCTCCTTGATGGCGGGCACGAAGTCATCAAGAATCTCTTCGCCGATCTTGGCCAACGCGATCTCCGCGTTCTTCAGCGAGCCGCGGATCGTGTCGCCCATCGACTTGGCGGCACCCTCGATCTTGATGTTGTTCTCACCGAAGCCCTTAGATCCCTGCTCCCACAGATCGAAGAACCGCTCGGCGTCGACAGCACCCTCTGAGATCATGGCTTGCATAGCCTCGGCGCTGACCCCAGCCGCATCAGCCAACAACTGCAGCGCCGGCACTCCCCGCTCCTGGAGCATTCTGAGCTCTTCGCCGGTCAGCTTCCCTTGCGTCTGGATATCGGTGAATATCTCGCCGATCTCCGCCAACGGCGCCTGAGCGAATGCCGCCGTGTCGGCGGTCATCTCCAGCCGGTCGTTCACCTCGTCCAGGTCGACACCCGCCGAAACGAACTTCGCCATCGTCGACGCGCCCTCATCCAGGCTGAACGCCGTGCCCTCAACGGTCCCCTTCAGCCCGTCCATGAGCATGGCCGCATCTGACGTGGAGATTCCCATCTGGTCCAGTCGCTTACGGACGTCGTCCAGGTTCGCGAGCCGGCTGAATCCGCCAACCATGACCTTGTCCCAGGCTTGCCAACCCGTCACGACTCCGGCGACGGCGCCAGTGATCTTGCCGAATATCGCGCTCGAGCCCGAGCCGAGTTTGCTCAGGTTCTGCTCAGTCTTGGCCGACTTGGAGCCGATCTGGTCGAAAACCTTGCTCGCCCTATCACGAGCGATGATGTCGAAGTTGAGCGCCGGCACGACTCACCTCCGATGTGACCTACGACCTATTGGCAACTCGCCGAACCGGGCGTACGTTAGAAGCAGAAGAAGGGGGATTCGATGACTCAGCGCCGCACTAATGTGGCCGTGTTCAGCTTCCTTGGTGTCATCCTGGGGATCGTGCTCGCCGGCGTAGCCGGCTATGGCGCCATCACTGAGGTCGTCTTCGCGATGATTGCCGGGGGATCGGTTGGAGCGGTCGTCGGCGCCAACTGGACGACGACACCGGCACCGGATCAGCGCCGCTCCCGCATGACGTCCAAGTAGGTCGCCCGCAGCCGCTCGTCCATGGCCAGCAAGTCATCGAACGGGACACGGGTCAGGACGCTGAGCTCGACGATTTCTCGGGTCGTCGATCCCGGCTCGTAGGGTCCTGCTCCGACCCGCCCAGCACGGCGATATCGTCAACCCGCTTGAGCCAGTCGTCGAACTCTTCCTCACCGACAGCGCCGCCGAGCTTCAAACTAACCCAGGTCAGGTAGTACAGCCACTCCTGGCGTCCGCGCGGTTCGCCCTTGACGCGGGGATGGAACGCGTCGGCGAATGCCATCTCGAATTTCCGCTCGAACTCCACCTCGGCACGTGCACCGGCGGTGGTCTCCTGCTCTGATCCATCTAGGTAGACGACCTTGAGTTTGTTCAAATCGACCTCGCCAGCTTGTTGGCAACCCGTTCCAGCACGGTCAGCAGTTCTTTGCGAACCGCCGGTCCGCCGGCCTCCATCGGCTCGGTGAACCAGCCCTTCGGCACGTTCTGAAACACGATGGGGCCACGACCAAACACCGGGTGCGCCACCCGTCCCCGGTCGATCCGGAACGGGTCGGATACTGCGTTCGATTTGGCCTCGATGCGGATGCCCGCATAGCCGCCGGTGGTGCGCCGCTTATGCGGCAGAGACGTGCGCGCCACGCGCCGCCCCAGTCCGCCGCGAGACGGCAGGATCGACCGGGCTGAATCCTTCGCCGCCTTCTTCAACGGCTTCGATGCAGCCGTGATGCCCCTCGTGAGTTCGCTCTTGAGCTCCCGAGACCCGACCCTACGCAGCGCACGAGACAGGGCGACGAAGTCCTCAGTGTCGACGACCCGGACCTCAACGACCATCAGCCCTGCTTGACGATAGGCCCCGACGCGTTCCAGCTCGCGGAGATGTCCACCGAGCCGGTGACCGTTGCGCTGACGTTGAAGTCAGGCAGGATCTCGCCCCAGAAGTACTGCGTGTTGAGGTTGGTGTTCGGGTACAGGTAGAACTTGCGGGGCAGCCCGTCCAGCGCTGCCGTGTAGGTCTGCACGGTGGCGTTGTCGTAGAACCCGGAGAAGTCTCCGGAGGCGTCGGGCAGGCCGGCGACATAGGACTTGTTGGCGTCGCCGAAGGCCGTCACATCGGCCTTCTCTGTGGCGAACACGATCGTCCAGCTGTTCAGGTAGGCCACTGGTTCGGGGGTGCCGCCAGACGCGAGCGCGAGGTAGACCCTGCCGTTGCGGCCGTGAATGCGAGCCACGGTTCACTCCTTCTCTAGCAGTTGCAGCAGGCGCGCTGCGTTGTTCGCGAACGTCCGGTCGGCGATCGCTTCCCGGGCCTGCCGTGCGGCCTCGGCCCGAAGTCCTTCATGGTTCAGCCACCAGCGGGCGAGCTCGGATGCCTCGTCCGGCGAGTCGAACCGGGGCAGCATCGGCAGCATCTCGTCGCCCTCGCCGCGCGGATCACGCAGGAACGGCAGCCCAATCGCGGCCATCTCGACCTCACGCGGCCCCATCGCCCAACCGGCGTGCGAGTCGCCGTCTACGGTCTCGCGGCGGTACAGATTCAGCCCCAGCTTGGCCGACTGGTAGATCCGCACCCCGTCGGCGTTGTCCAGGCATTCCTTGATGTCGTGTGCCACGTACTTGCGCAGCGGCGAATCCTCGGTGAGCCGTTGCCAGTTGCCGGCCAACAGCACATCCAGCCCGTCCAGGTCCATGGCCTCGAAGAACTCAATCCGCGACTCGAATCCGGTGCCGACGAATGCCAGGTCCGCCGCCAGGTCCTTGTCCACGACGCCGGGACGATGCAGCTGCGGACGGTAGGCGTGGGGCACGTACTCGGTCGGTGCGAGCTCGCGGTACCGGTCGATGTTGACCGGGTCGTTGAGCAGGTTCAGATCGGCGTGCGCAGCCACCTCAAGCTGGCGGGTGTCCTCGTACGGGGCTTCGGTGTGCAGGACGACGACCTTGGTGCCATAGCTGCGGGCGATGTCCATCAGTTCGGTCGGGATGAGGAACGCAGAGACAATCAGCAGCACGTGCGGCCGGAACCGGTACAGCGGGGCGTACAGTCCGTACACGGCCATCTCGATGGCCTTGTCTTGGGGCACCGCCTTACGGAACTGGCCCTCAGCGACGTTGAGATAGGCCGAGTCGTAGAAGGTGAGCCGGTCCTCGAGGTTGAATATCTGCACCTGCTGGCCGAGCTCAGTGAGAGCTTCAACCCAGCCGGCGTAGACATCGTGAACGCTGAACGCGGGGCCGGGATGGCACACCACCCAGCGCATCAGCCCACCTCGACCACGATGTCGGTGGCTAGGTATTCGACACCACCGAACACGGTGATCCGCTCATCCTCAACTTGGGTGGCGTGCGCGTAGTCGACAATCCCGCCGAGCGTCGGGTCGGCGTCGATGGCGGCCTTGATGGACTTCGCACCGGTGGACGCCAGATATTGATCGAGAGCTACCTGAGCTTTTTCTTGTTCGGCCCAGGACACCACTACTGTGACAGCGAACGTCACATCGTCCTCGCCATCCATGGATACACCGAACGTCGTTGTACGGCGCTTGACGTACGCATGTCCGCCCTCGGGAGCGGGATTAGGACTCTTCGGAACATTCGCTGAATGCCGTAGGCCGGCGATGGTGGCGAGGCGGTCGTCGATGCCCTCGCGGATCTCCTGCATGGTGGCCATCTACGCCACCAGCACCGGGTAACGCTGATACGGCATCAGCATCCTGGCGACCTTCGGGTTCTCGCGAATCCGCACAGCACCGAACTCGCTCCACCCGGCGATCCCGAACGGGGCGTCCTTGAGTTTGAACAACTCGGCAGACAGCATCAGGCAGGCTTCCTTAACCGCCGACGGGGCGGCGGTGGGCCAGCCGAACGTGCCGACGATCTGCACCCGGTTCATCCGCTGCTGCGAGTAGGCGTACGGCACGGGGAACGTCTGAGTACCCACGGCCCGCACCTCGGTGTAGGGCCGCGCTTCTGGGCCACTGGCCGCGTTCACCGGCCACAGCTGGTAGTCCGTCGCCGCCCAAGTCGTCTCGAACACGCCGTCGCCGGAGGTATCGGTCTTGAGGCTGGTGACCGTGACGATGTCGCCGACCCACACGTCGGTGTCGGCCGGGCGCAGGCAGTATCGGTCTTTGGCCACGAAGGTGGCCGTGGTGGAGCCGGTGATGTAGAAGATGCGCTGGCAGTGTTGGTCGATGGCCCGGGACGCCGAGTCCAGCGCCGAGTCGACCAGGGTGTCCTCGAGACTGTCGGGGATGCCAAATCGGGCCTTGAGCTCATCGGCGGTGGCGTACAGGTTCGGCATCTATGACCACCTCTGCTTCTTCACCCATGCACTGACCACTGGCAGCGGTGGTCTCGATGTCAGCGGTAACCGAACGGATTCAGTCGCCGCGACCATCTCTGATCCGACGCATTCATCGTCACTCTTGAGCGCCCCGCACTTGCCACAAACGAGATAGCGCAAACCATCACCGTTGATCTTGTAGACCCCAGCGGTTAAATGGCCGCCGCCGATTGTGAGATCGAAGACGTGACGCAACCCGTAATCGTTGAGCAGCCACTCGTTCAGCTGTCTCACTGCCGACGATTCCAATCGACAGAGGACATTCGCGGATATCTCTGGCGCAGCGCCGCCCCCAGTCATTGCGCGGCCCAGCCGTCGTGGTGGATAGCGGTCGGGTCGCCGCCGATGAAGTGCCCTCGCAGGCCGGCGACCAGCCAATCCTGGACCAGTTGGGCATCGGCGGCGTTCTTCAGGTGGTCCGGCCTCCACGTGGCCGTCCGTAGCGTCGCCACCCGGCACATGATTCCGTCCGAGTCGAGGTGACCATGTGCGAATGTGGCGTCGCCGATGATGAACCGGCCTTCGCCGCCTACTCGGAATTGCACCGGGGAGATCGTGAAATCGGCACCTGCCTCGACCATCGCGGCCACATGACGCTCCACGTGATCCGGCAGCAGCTCGTCGTCGTCGCCGAGGAACCCGACGTAGTCGCCGAGCGCCAGCACCGACCCGAGCTGCCACGGATAGGCGCCAGTGCTACGCTCCCGGCCATCCCGCCACGTCTCGTTGATCTCAACAAACCGGACGCCCGGCAGGCCGGCCACCTTTTCAGCCAGTCCAGGATTGCGGTCCGAGACGATGACGTGTTCGACTTCGGGCCACGTCTGCGCCCACACCGACGAAACACACCGGTCGAGCAGCAGGTGTTCGCGGCCCGGGATGGTGGGGGTGACGATCGACGCGAGCGTCACGCTGCGACCTTCATCGTCTCAGCGGCCACCATCCGCTTGACGATCTCGGTGAAGAACACCGACGGCTCCCAGCCGAGCAATCGTCCAGCCTTGGCCGGGTCGCCACACAAATGCTCCACATCGGCCGGGCGGAACAGACCGGGATCGACCTGGATGTGGTCCTGCCAATCCAATCCGGCCTCGGCGAACGCCGCCTCGCACAACTCGGCCACCGAATGGGACTCGCCAGTGGCGAGCACGTAGTCGTCGGGTTGTTCTTGCTCGGCGATCAGTGCCCAGGCCCGCATGAAGTCCGGTATCCAGCCCCAGTCGCGGCGCGCAACCAGGTTCCCCAGCCGCAGGTTGGCTTGTTCGCCGCGGGCGATGCGCGCCACGGCTGCGGTCACCTTGCGGGTCACGAACTCTTCGCCGCGGCGCGGCGATTCAGCATTGAACATGACCGCCGTCGAGGCGTGCATGCCGTACGAATCGCGGTAGTTCACCGTCGTATGGTGAGCGAACAGTTTCGCCACCCCGTACGGGCTGCGAGGACGGAACGGCGTCGACTCCGACTGTGGCGCTGGGGAGCTGCCGAACATCTCCGACGTGGACGCCTGCACGAACCGGGTGTCGGGGTTGACTGCGCGGATCGCTTCGAGCATCCGCAGGCAGCCCAGCCCAGTCACCTCGGTCATCAATGTGGGCTGCTGCCACGACATGCCCACGTAGGTCAACGCGCCCAGGTTGAACACCACGTCTGGTTCTGCGGTGACGAGCGCGCGTTGCAGCGACGACTGGTCCAGCAGGTCGCCCTCGAGCAAGGTGATCTCGGGCACCAGCGACTCGATCCACGCTCGTTTCGGGTTCCGTTGTCCGTGCAGCAACCCGAACACCTGATGCCCATCGGCGGCGAGTTGCTCAGCCAGGTACGAGCCGGCTTGCCCGGTGATACCGGTGATGAGCGCCCTCACAGCAGCACCGGCATTGGCAGGGGCACCAGGAACCGGCCACCAGCGGCCATGTACGCCGCCTCACGGCGCAGAACCCCCGGCAGGTAGTTCCAGGCCAGCAGCAGGTACACGTCAGGCTCAGGGCGCTCCCCAGGGCCGCAGACCGGGATCTTCGAGCCCGGTGTGTAGCGTCCGATCTTGTGGGGCGTGGTGTCGACGATGTGGTCGAGTCGGTCCGGTCCGATGCCGCAGAAGTTCAGCAGGGTCGCCGACTTCGCCGACGCCGCATAGCCGGCGACCTTGCGGCCGGCGGCGATCTGCTCGTCCAGCAGGACCAGCAGCCGGGTACGGATGTGCTCGACCCGGCCTTGCAGGCTCATGAACGTGGACGGCTGACGAAGCCACGTCGACTCATGTGATAGTTGGACCGAAAATAGACCGGTGTTGGCCGGACCTGGAGCGACGCGGTTAGCTATCACGCGAATGGATCCGCCCTGTGCTGGCGTGCGCATTACTGACTGCACCCAGAGCCCATGGCGAGCCATCACTTGACTCAGCGATTGAATGCTGAAGTAATAGCGGTGCTCGTGGTAGACGTGGTCGAACTGGCCACCGACGAGCAGATCCGCCAGATACTGCACTTCCACCACGGCGACGCCGTCGGGGGCGAGTAGATGCTCCACGCCGGTGAAGAAGTCGTGCAGGTCCGCCACATGCGCGGCCACATTGTTGGCGACCACCACATCTGCAGCGCCAGAGCCGAGCACGATGAGACGGGCCGCCTCCAACCCGAACGGCTCGTGCATTACCTTCAGGCCCTTGGCGTTGGCCGCAGCGGCAGGGCCGTCGGCGGGCTCCACGCCGAGTGTGCGGCAACCGAACCGGGATAGCAGGGTTCCGTCATTGCAGGCGATCTCGACCAGGAACTTGCCAGCGTCCAGGTTGAGCTGTTGCTTCAACTGCGCGGCGTAGTCGGCGAAGTACGACACCGCCGACGGGGATGAGCCGGTGAAGAACGCGTAGTCCTCGCCGTACAGCAGCCCGTCCGGCACAACCTCGGTCAACTGGACCAGCCAGCAGGACGTGCACACCGCCAATTGCAGCGGATAGCGGTCCTCCGGCTCGTCGGCGGTCGCCGGGAACCGGTCGGCCAGCGGCGAGTCACCCAAGTCGAGGAACGGCTGCAGGTCGCTCGCGCCGCAGCCGCCGCAAGAATCCCTACGCATCGGAGTTCTCCCGCAGCCGCCGGTCGAAGGTCTCCCGGTCCTGGGTGGCGTGTCCCTCGCCGATCGTGTAAATGTCGTCCGGTTCGCCCTTGCCGAACATCGGGTGCAAGTGCTCGACCACCGACTCCAGCGCCATCACCCACACACCGCGCTGCTTCGCGACTGTGACGATCTCGTCATCGACGAACCAGTGCCGATAGCCCTCGTGACAGATCACCTTCGGGCCGTCCCACGATCCGCCCTGCTCATCCACGTACGACCGACGCACCAGCAGATGCGTGGCGTGCCCGCCGGCCATCACTCGCGGGTTGCCGAGATCATTGGTGCCGACCACATGGAACTCGTCCCCAGCCCGGGCCTGCGCCTGGTTAAGCCAACCGGAATGGAATCGCACATCGTCGCCGACGATGAACAGCCACGGCTCGCTGGTCATCCGGTAGCCGGCGTTGATCCGCTCCGCGAACGTGTGAGCGTCAGCAACCAGCACCTCGGCACCGGCCTGCCGCCAGGCGTCGATCGCGTCGGTCTCCTCCGGCGCCGCCACTGCGTAGGCGTGAGCGATCCCGGTGGATGCCCGCAGCGATCTCATGAACCGTTCCGCGTTCTTCCACCGCATGGCCGGGACGATGATCGCAGTCTCAGTTGTGGCTGGTGGTGGTGTCACCGCGTCGGCCGGGACCTCGAACAGCCGATGCCGCCGGTAGTCGTCCTCGGCGAGCCAGAACGGCTTCATGTGTGTCGTGCGGACACCGGTGTGGACGAACAGTGGGATGCCCATCGCCTGCGCCCGCAGGCAGAACGACAGGTCCTCCGAGATCAGTTGCCCGGTGGACGTGTTCGGGACGCGGTCGTACCAGATCGGCCCGTACTTTTGCTCGACTGCCTCGAACACCGACCGGTGGATCAGTAGGCAGGCCGAACCGGTGCCGGCGCACTGGGTCAGCGTGTCCGCCGGGTAGTCCCAGCGGACTGCGAACCCCATCTGATCGTCGACCTTCGCCCAGTCGAAGATGGTCGGGGTCGGGGCGGTGCGCCACCCGCCGGCCGCATCCGGCTCGGTTTCCCGCAGCGAGAAACACAACCCGCCGACCATGGGGCGCTCCTGCGGGTCGGCAGCCTCGATCAGACGGTCGATGGTGTCCGGCTCGAACCCCATGTCGGTGTCGATCCAGAACAGCCACTCCGCGGTTCGGTCCTTGAGAAAGTGCTTGACGGCCTGGTTGCGTGCTTCGACCAGACCGTCGGAGCCGCACCGCATGGCGATGTAGCCGCCGGCCATGATGCGGCCGTGGTTGGTCAGGTCCCAGCCGACCATCTCGATCATCGAGTGGTGCCAGGAGTAGGTGACCTCGTTCTGATGCACATAGGCGACTGTGACGGCCAGCGCCGGGTCGCCTGTCTCCAGTGCGTTCGGCGTCATCGGCCGACCTTTTCCATCTCCTCGCGAAGTCGGCTAAGACTCCACCGACCATCGACCGTGACGCCTAACCGGGCCAGTTCGGCACGGAGCGCCTCAGCCTCCTCGAACGCTTCGTCGGCCCTGGGCTTCACCCTGCGCTTCTCACCCGGCGCGGCGGTGGCGGTCTCCACCGGGGCGTCGTAGCCTTCGGGCTCCTCTGAGTAGTTCAACCCGAAGCGAGCATCGTCGGAGAAGTACTCCGGATGGGCGCGGACCACCGGATCATCGGCAGGCCAGTGCGACCCCTTCCGCACCATGCCCGAAATCCCCGATTCCGTTACCACAGGGGCATCGGTTATCGCGTACACGACCTTCATTTGATCTTCCTCTCCCTGGATATGTGGAGGCCCCCGCTCCAGGGAGGGACGGGGGCCACCACGTTCGGTTGGGTCACTCGAAGCCGAGCTCGGCCAGCTTCTTCGTGACTGCTTTCACCTGGTCGGCGTCGTCGTTCGATCGAGCCGTCTCCAGTTGTGCGAGCAGCGCATGCACAGCCGGGTCACCAGACTCGGACGCTCGAGCGAGTTTCCCCGAAGCCGGAGCGGCCTCGGTCTTCTTGACTTCAGGCACAGTTGCCTCCCTCATGAACGGAACATCAGAGGTCTTCACGGACATCGATCAGACTCGACGTCGCAGCAACGCCGACAGGGTGGTAGTGCTGCCGCCAGTCCAGGCGGTCGCATATCCGATGACTTCCCAACCATCGCCGTCATCGGTCCCCAGCGATGATGCAAACGTCGACCCATTTGTATCGGCGACGATCTTATATTCATATGCCTGTGCCACGTCTCACTCCTCAGACTCGATTTCCCTTGTCACGATTACAGCGCCAATGCGCCGTTACCACGTTCACCGGATTGTCGGCGCCACCCCTAGACAGCGGGATGATGTGATCAATCGTGACGCCGTCGTCATGCCGTCGGCTCGCTTCGCGGTCAACGGGCTCGCAACAGATCTGGCAGATCCAGCCGTCGCGCTCAAAGATCTCCCGGTCGGTGTACGGCTTCCAGCCCGGCCGCGCAGGACTGCGACGCCGACTTGCATCCCGGCCAGTCGTCCGAATCCGACAGATCTTCGAGCACCACTTCGCGTTCGATTTGTACGCCGTGAACTCATTCCCGCACTCCACGCACGTCTTGATCTGCTCAACCTGGCGCAGCGGCTCGCCTCCCCGGCGACGCTTCTGGTACGCCATCACCACGCACCCAGCGTTGCAATAGACCTGATCGCGACGCTTCGGTACAAATGACTTGCCACAATGCGTGCAGAACCGTTCGGCATCCTGTACTACGGGCTGTCGCCGACGATTCTGCAACCGATTTGTATTACGCGCCTTGCACTTGTCGGAGCAGAATCGACGTGGGCGGCCTAGCTCGGCATGCTCGATCGGTCCGCCGCATTCAGCGCAAGCAGGCGAACGCTCTGGTGCGTTCTTCTTGATGAAGTTCGCATTGGCCACCTTGCGGCGACACTTCTCGGAACATCTGACCTGGGGCTTCCCCCCCGACGTACGGGGCGCAAAAAGTGCCCCGCACGTCGCACACGGAATCTGTTGGACCATCCCAACAGTCTAGCAGATTCGCGTGGGTTAATACCTTAAGTATTCACCAGCAGCCTGAAGCCCAGGTCGTTGACCGAGTTTCCGCCGATGCGGGCATATGCGAACCAAGCTCTTTGGCCGGTCGGCATGTTGGACGTGACATCGAAGATGTGCGGCACCTGCTCGACGCTCATTCCGCCGCGACGGGCGATCACATAGTTCTGGAAGTCGCCGACCACCGCATAGCCAGCTGGCGACGCAGTCGACGTGGTGGTGTCCGGCATGTACGGCGACTCGAGGACACCCTTGTTGAACAGCACCGACAGCCATTCGGCCTTCAGAGTCTCGGTCGAAGCATGGAACACATTGGCGCCACCGAGCTGGCGGATCTTGTTGTTCACGTCGATACCCATCAGCCAAGAAGCTCTGCGGCGATACTTCTGCGGCAGCGCCTGCCACACCGCGTACGGGTCGTTCGCGCCGAACGTCGTGCCCGACGTCTGGATGCGGACCCGCACATTGGTGTTGGCCGACAGCGCAGTGAGGATGCCGCGCGGCTCGGTGGAACCCGAACCGCGGGTGAACTTGTCCACCAGCAGCTCGTCGTAGCCGGCTGCCAGCAGCGTGGCCATCTCCTCCGCGAACGAAGGATAGTCCTGGCCGATTTCGATGCTGTACGGAATCAGGCCACGAGCCATGTGCACGACCACACTGGGCTGCGCCAGCACGGGGCTGTTGTCCGTGGTCGCCGCGGCCTCAGTCTGGAACGCCCAGGTCACACCGGCAGACGACACACCCTTCCACTGGTTCGTGTTGACCGTTACCTGGCGAGCCAGGGTCAGGAACGGGTTGTCCGACTCCTGAGCCGTGAGGATGATCGACGGGTCGATGAACACCGGGATGCCGAACCCGCCGGCGGTGGTCGTAACCTCGGCCATGGCCCGGTACTCGTTGTACCGGCGCAGCGCGTCCCGCTCGTCTTCGTCGAGGAGATAGTTGGCGTCGGGCTGCGTGACGACCTTCATCCATGCACTGCGGTAGGCGTCGGTCTCGGTGACCAGGATGCGTCGGGCGATGTCGGGATCGCGGCGGATCTGCCGTTCCACCTCATCCTTCTGCAGCGCGGTCATGTGGCCGGTCGTCGACCGGTCGTCGAGACGCCGTAGCGCGTTCTCCCGGGTCTCGGTCGGGGTGAGCCGGCGGACGTCGGCGAACGGGTCGTCGGCGCCGTACTTGATGTTGGCCAGAGCCCGCTCCACGGCCTTCGGCTTGCGCCGGAAAATCTCCTGGACGTTGCGGTGCTCCTCGATCCGCGTCAGGGCCTTGTCCCGAAGCTTCAGGCCGTAGTCAAACGCCTTCTGCTCGTCGGGGGTCTTGTCCCGCAGTTCGCCCTCGTCGGTCTGGTGAATCGAGCGCAGATGCGCGTCGAGCACCTCGACGTAAGCGACGAGCTCGTCGGGGGTCTTGCCTCGAAGCTCGTCGGGCACGCTGTCGTCGAGGTCGGCGACGTCCTTCCCGCGGAGCTCTTCGAGGATGGTGTTTTCCTCAGTTGTACTCATGTGATGATCCTTCGGAGTCGTAGCGCCCCGTCGTCGAGACGCTGACGGTTGATGAGAACGGTGGACGCTTCGCCACTGCCGGGTTCGTCGTCCAGATCACCGCCATCCGTGCTCCGCGCATCGGATCGCCCGGTGAGTTCAAGGTCCGCGGCGAGCCCGAGTTCGGCTGCAAGCTCGCGGAGAAGTGCGCGATGTTCGGTCGGGTCCAACTGCGCCAGCAGCGACCGCACCGACACCGTGGTCTGGTCGTAGGCGGGGAACACCACCGGCCCGCATTCGGCGGTGTCCGTGTCGGTGATCGCCCGCAGGTCGACGTCACCGCTTCGGCGGGTCCACGTGTCGCCGCCGTTGGGGACGCTGAACCGGAACGACATACCCTGGATGGCCTCCCCGGCGATGGCCTGCCGGACCGGCTCGACGGTCGAGTTGTCGAACAGGGCGGCCCGCACATACAGGCCGCGCTCGTCCTCGCGGATGTCCTGGATCGACCCAATTGGCACCGCACCGACACGGGGGTCGCGGCCGTGCTCGAACTGCAGCACCGGGGTGCGCTGCTCCAGGCTGCGCTTGAACGCACCCGGCAGGATCACCTCGTCGAAATCCCCGCCGAACGCGGGGATGCGGGTGGTCTGGTTGAACACGGCAGCGTAGCCCTCAAGGGTCCGGCCGTCACCGTTGGAGCGGGACTCGAAGTCGAATGCCCGCACGCACATGCCGGCCACATCGGGGCGGGCCGAGCTGCCGACATCGATGCCGAACTTCTTCGCCGCTGCCTTGATCTTGGGCATTGCCTTCGCTCCGAACGGTGATTGTGATGCCCGCGCCAGCGCATTGCGCACATGCGCGGCGTCATGGATCGGGAAGTGCCGCTTCGACCTCGGCGTCGTCTTGTCCTGCTCGTCCTTGCTGCCGCCCGGTTCGATGTAGGCGAACGCCGAGTCGGGCAGATCGTTGATCCGCTTGGCGGTCATTTCCGCCCGCTCGGTGATGTCGGGATCCGTGGCTGCGTGCATCTGCTCCTCCTTGGCGTAGAGCAGGTCGATCTGATGCTGGGCGCCGTCCTTGGTCGCGTGGCAGGCCACCTTCTCGCCCGTGTCACTCTTGACGACCGCCCACGGGCGATCCGTCGGGCAGCCGTGGCCTTGCTCCACTTTCCACGGCATGTCAGGACTCCTTGCCCGCTGGGAGCTTCGGCCGGTCACCGTTCGGTAACGCCGGCGGGGTCACCGTCCCGGGTGGCTGCAACTGCACCGATACCAGGCCGGTGTGGACCAGCAGATTCATGTCCTGCCCGATCACCGCCGCCGTCGCCGACGGTGCCGTGAAACCCTCACGCACCAGCATCGTGATCGTCGTCGCCTGGATCTGTTGGATCTCGGCCGCGTCCTTGGCGTCCTCGCGCAGCAGCGGCATGTCCGCGGTGTCGAACCAAAGTTCAGTGTCCGGTTCGCCACTGCGGCTCTTCGGCAGAGTCAGAATGGATTCCAGCGATGCCGAGATGTCCTGCAGCGACGGGTAGATCCACGAGTCCGCGAAGATGCGCCGCGCCATGCCGAAATTGCCCTGATTCAGCGACGACCCGGCCAGGCCCTCGGAGATACCCAGCAGCGGCGCCGGCACCCGGCCCAGGAACGCGATCCGCGTCTCCCCGGCGCCCTGCGTCGCCTTGAACTCCAACTGCTTGAGATCCGCACCCACAGGTGTGGCGTCCGCGCCTGCAGTCAGGTACAGCGTGCGATAGGCATTGGCAACGCCCTGATGCCGCTGGTCAATCATGTCGACGATGCCGTCGAACTGCTCCTTCGTCACCGCCGGAATGCCCTTGACGACCAGGTTGACAGTGGCGCCGTTCTCGAAGAACTTGACCTTGTGGTCAGTCGCCAGCCGGTCGCCCTGAATGTCCCGCAGCGCCGCAGTCACCCACGACTGGCCCATCCCAGGGCGCTCCGGATCCGGGATCTGCGACCAGTGCGCGAACTCGTCCGGCAGCAGCGTCTGCGGCTTGTTCCGCGACGCGTCAAGCCCGCCGTTCTGGTACACCAGCCCGAGCAGTGTGCCGTCCAGGGCGGTAGCCGCGTCCTCCGGCTCCTGCTCCGAACCCCACAACAGGCCGCACCAGTCCGGGCGCAACACCCGCAACCGGTCCGGCTGCCGCGCCACGTAGGCGTTGCCGGCCAGACCCGAGTGCCACTCCATCGTCGCGAGCAGATCGCCTGTCGTGGCGTGCGGCCACGGGCGCTCCAGGATGCCCAACTCGCGGGTTCCGAACGTACGCCGCGGCGTCGGCGACGACGGACGGTTACGCCAAATGAACCGCGCCTGCGACAGCACCAGCGCGCGCACCATCTGCGCCGCGAACGCCGGCGGGCAGGCCCGCAACGCCGCCGCATAGCCGGGCAACGTCGCAGCGATCCGCTGCACCCGAGTACCCGCCAAGGTCTGATTCAGCCCATGCAGCGGATACGAATGCCCGTTGTAGCTGAACTGCCCCGGAATCAGATAGTCGGTGATGTACTGGTCGATGCTGAACCGACCCTCAGACCGGTCCACATCGTCACGTTCAGCGGCGATCCGCTCAAGCAGTCCTGCCGCCACATTCAGCCACCCTTACTCACCAGAGCAGACGAGGCGCGACCCTCTTTCCACCCAACCCTGACAGCGGTCCACGACCAGGCGAACGCGAACCACACGACATTCACCAACTTGGCCGCCAGCCACCCGACCACGTAGAACAACCCGGCCAGCAGCGTCAGCACCGTCCGACCGAGCTCGACTTGACGCGCCTCTGCGGTGATCCGCTCCACCGGGACTCGGTCAAGAACTACCATTGCGTCTCCTATCGCCAAGCCCCGAAGAACGGCTGCTCCTGCTCGACCAGCCCGTGCTCGATCGCGTGCGCCCGCGCCTCATGCGCCAGCACGGCGGCCACCGCAGCGTCGATGAGCAGCCCGTCGCCACGCTTGGCCATCTTCAGGTAGTGGGTGGTAAGCGTCTCGTCCTCACCCGGTCGGGGCTTCTTCTTCGAGCCCTTCACCAGTACAGCGTTCTTCGCGTGCCTACTCAACACGTCATGCGAGGTGTACGTGATCTCCCCGGCACCGAACGAGGTGGTGAACCGTTCGATAGCCCGGTCCATCCGCTGCTCGACGTTCGTCGGGAAATCCACCACCCGCTGCTCGCCGAACGCGGCCACCCAGTTGTCCAGGTAGTCCTGCCACCGGTACGGGTCGGCGAACATGCACGCCACGTTGTACAGCTCGAACGCGTCCCGCACCACCCGATCGACCTCAGCCGTCGGAACCTTCCAGTCCGGGCCGTCAGCCTCGCCGCGCTCCCAGACCCGCACCACGAACAGCCGGCCATCGGAGATCCGCGAAGCGATCAGGGCCGTGGCGTCCCGGTATTTCGACCCGTCGAAACCGAGCGCGACCGCGTCACCCTTGACCAGCGCCTCGTCGTCCTTGGCCTGCAGATCCCACCGCAGCGGGTCCACGAACACCGACTGGCCGACGACGATCTCGTTCAGGAAGAACCGCCGCCGGTCCGCCTCCAGGTGCCGCGACGAACGGCACTCACCCATGATCCGGCCCTTGATATTCACCCAGCCGCCGCGCTCACGCGCCGAATCGCCGTACTGGCGCAACAACTCCCGGTACAGCGCCTCGTCGTCGTCCAGGTCCTCGACCCGTTGCGTCTCAACCGTGTCCACGAACACGTCCCGGTCTGACGACTCCGCGGTGACCTGCGCCTCCGAGCCCTCCGTCGGGTCGTAGGCGTTCGTCAACTCCAACCAGCGACCGTCCATGCCGGCCACATTCCGCTTCACCGCGCCGCACACCCGGCGGTAGCCGCCCTGCAGGGTGAACAGATGCGACTCGGTGATCGTCACGAACGTCATCGGCGCACCCAGCCGGGCCTTCGCCGACGTCGTCGCCGGCTCCAGCTTCCCGCCGCTGGCAAGATCCACCTTCGTCTGCCCGACCTCGCGCACCGCGGGCAAGTCCAGGATCGGCCCCAGCCGAGCCATCGCCAGCAACGGCCGCCACGTGTTGTCCGTCTGATCTTCCGACGTGCCCAGACACACGATCAGCGGCGTCGGGTACGGCGCGCCCACCGGCTCACCGGCAGCGTTCCAGCCGTCGAACCGGGTCGGCCCCAACGCCTCGGCCCAACAGATCGCCGCCCCGAACGGGTCCTTGCCCCACTTCTGCGACCGCCGCAACTGAGCACCCGTGTGCGACAGTCCGATCGGGCCCGGCCACGGCTCAGCCTCCGGATCCAGCCGGTAGAACTGCAGCAGAAACCGCCACATCTCGTCCGTCAGCATGAACGGCTTACCCTGCCGGTAGCCGTCCGGGATCACGCAATGCGACTCGATCCACTCGCCAGCGTCATAACCCAGCGTTGGGTACTCGCCCTCGTGCTCAGGGCCGCGCCACGGCACTCAGACCGCCTTGATCCGACGACGAACATCCGAGGATTCGCGGTGCTCTTTCACCTCGTCGGCGACGATCTCCCACAACAGCATCCGCATCGCCTTCGGCGTCAAGCCCAGCCGGTCCTCGAGGTGCCGCGCCTCGGCAAGCGCATCCTTGTCGAGCACCTCTGCAGCCAACGCAACTCGGGCGTAACGGGCCACCACCCGCGTCCAGCCCAGACGCTGCCACGCGACCGCCTGCGGGGTGGCCCAAAGCTGCCGCCAGATGCGCTGGATCTGCGCGTTCGGCTTCCCGTCCAGCGGCCACGCGGGCGGCGCACCCTTGCGACCCTCGGCCGGCAGTTGCAGCGGCCCGACCCGCGAATTGCGGCGAACGGGGTTGATCTTAGGCGTGGGGGGCATGAGCGACCTCCCAAACTGTACAAATTGCGAGTCAGGGGAATCGGGGTCCGGAGCAGTGTCCGATTTGCCGTGGTTGGGGTGCCCCCCTGGCCCACCGCTCAGCCCGAGCGCTTGCCCTTCGCACCATTACATGATCGACACAGCACGACGAGATCGCTCAGCTCGTGACCAACAACAGCGAACGCAACGACGTGG